CCCGATGTCCTCACGGTTCTCGTACAGGTTTCCACCGTCAGCGTTCGCGGCATCCTGCACAACGTTCAGCACCGTGTCAGACACCTGCGGGCCAACCTGCGCATGGTCGGCAGTGCCATCCGCAATGATCAGCGGTAGCGACTCCTCGCCAGACAGACGCAGCATGCGGTCACCAGCGGTCTCACCGGTCCACGCGTCAATGGCACGCAGGTAGGCGCCGTTAGAGTTCGCGTCCCAAGCGCCCCATGCGGATATGTGGCCGATGGCCATACCGTCAAGCTCAGCCGCAAAGCCACCCGCAGGGGAAGCCACAGCAACCGGACGGCCAACCGTACCTGTGTAGTGGCCGGACCCAGCGCCCGAGTCACCACCAACGTCGGTCCAAATTAGCTGCCAGTTGACTTGCCCGCTGATCGTGGAATCCGGCGAGACCTCAAACTGAACCTTGTTCCAGCGGCCCCATAGGTCAGTCCCAATCGCCGTATCCCAGCGCTGAAGCTCGTTACCGGCGTCGTCTCGGGCAATGACTCGGGCAACGCCCGTACCCCACTGCAACAGCCACTCAGCAACGGTACCCGTGGCAATGACACGCATGTGAGTCCACACGGTGGCATGGATCGTGTCGTGACGGTAAACCCACTGAACCACCCATGAAGTGGGGGCAGTAGCAGGCGCCGGGATCGGACCGTACATCATCGGCAGGATGCCGCTCTGACTCGCCAACACAGGAAGCGGGTCACTCGACGCAAGGGTGTTCGCTGAAGCCCAAGTGCAAAGGTCAAGCTTCAACGGCCCCTTGCCCACACCCAGGTTGACGGCGCTGGTAGCGTCCGCACCCTCTTCCATCGGCCAGTAGCTCAGAGGCTTGAACGAGGGGATACGGCGCCTAAGCGCGGAGTTGAGAGCTTTCTTGCCCTGACCTAGTCGGCGCAGGATGCCGGAAGCGACGAGCGGCACATACCCGTCAGTGCCCTCAGCCTCCCAGCGAGTAGGCCACTCAGAGACCTCCCCCACGAAGCGCGAGCGCCGGTTAGTGATCGCTGCACCAGCGGCGATGGACCAGGCACGCCCCGCGCTATCCGTAAAGGCCGTAGTTCCCTCTGTCTGCGCCTCAAAGTTCGGGGAGGCCACCACGGTGCCATTGATGCCTGAACGCACCTCAGCGCGGTAGCAGCGCCCCGTGAAGGGGTACCGCAGGACCGTGATGCCAGAGTCCAACTGCTGAGGCGACACACTCAGCGGGGCAGAGCTGTTGAAGATGGCGATAGTGCCAACGGAGTTGTTTACCCCGCTGAAGTCGACCCACGGGCCATCCATGGACGTAGCCCAGTAGAAATGAGCCGTGACCCCACCAGCGCCGTTGTCCACGTCCATCGTGACTCGCAGCGCAACACGCTTCGGCAGGTTCTCGGGAAGCTTGTAATTGTGGTTACGGCCAACCGTTCCATCCTGCGTGGTGTGCAGGAAGAGTAGGCCGTTCTCTAGGCGCAGGTGGTACGAGCGGTTACCCGCAGCACCCCACTTGCCGATGAGCATCTGAGCACCGGTCGCGTACCAATCCGCCTCGCCCTCCCACCGGATATCAAGGTCACCCGTGATGTCCAGCGCTGTAACGTCCGGGGTCGTCGTCAGGTCAGGTTCGCCAGACAGGTTGTCGAGGAACACCCCACCCTCAAGCACGCTGACCCGTAGCGGAGTGTTCCGGCCGAACTTGCCGTAAAGGTCACTGCGAGGGTTGCGAGGCGAGTACCGACCCACAACCCCCGTCAGCTTCGAAATGCCATTGTTCAGGGTCAGTCGACACGACCCAGGGTCAACAGCCGCCCCCTCGTTCGCCTTACCGCGCGTGATCGTGACCGGGTCTCGGTCGTACACGTCAGCGGATATGTCCTGCCACATGCCGTCAATTTCCAGCTCTGTGACAATCTTCAGCGGATCGTCGGGGAAACCCATCAGTACCTCCTATCGCGCGGCCATCGGAGCAAATCCACGGCCGTCCACACGGAACATCTTTCGAACCAGGGCCTTCATCTCAGCGTCCGAACCAGTGATGTCCAGCCGTAGAGCCTGCTTTGCACTCGCCACAGACGCGTGCGCAACACCCTTAGCCTCCAACGCAGCAGCCATCGACGGAACCTGTCGCCTGGTCAGCGTCTGTAGCTGCTTCTTCAGGTGCGGAACCTGCTTGGTAATACCGCGCTGGAAACCCTGAATTACCATCCGGCCGTTAGGCGTCAGGATCTTCTTATCCAGCGGGGCCGGACCCTTCCAGCTAGTCAGCTTGGACGTCAGTCCCCCAAGGGTCGACTTGACGGAACCAAACATGCTCTTAATGCCGCTGACGAATCCAGAGATCAGAGACTTACCGGCACCCAGGAGCACACCGCCCAGCGAGCCGAGCGCACCCTTAGCCCTACCGGGCAGACCCTTCAGCCACCCGATAGCGTCACTGATGCCCTGCTTGGTAGCAGAGACCAGCTTTGAGCCCGCAGACTTGGCAGCAGACCACACCTTCCCAGCGAGCGGAGCTAGAGCGCCGAGCACCTGCCCCGGTAGCTTCGTGAAGATGCTGAGCACGAACTTAGCCATACCCGAAACAGCCTGCTTGGCATACCCGAGCGCACCACTGAAGTCACCATGCAACAGCGCGGCAATTGCCTTGAACGCTGGCACCACAACCGAGGTTATGTACTTGGCCAGCAGGTTAGCCAGGATCGTTGCAAGCTTCGCGACGAGCGTGATGATCGGCGTAAGGATCGGCACCAGAGCCTGAACGATCAGACCCAGCGCGTTGAAGAGCGGCACCAGAGCCTGAAGGATCGGCATAAGCGCGGGCAGCAAAGCCACCACAAGCTGACTGATCGGAGGCAGTAGCGGCATGACCGCCTGAACCAGCGCAAGGAACGCTTGCACCAGGGCAGCAAGGACCGGACCCAGGGCAGTGATGATCGGCATGAGGGCTGCGCCCAACTGCGTGATGATCGGACCCAGGGCAGTCAGTAGCTGACTCAGAATCGGGCCAGCAACCTTGAGCATCTGCCCCATTAGCTGACCCAGCGTCGGCAACAGTGCAGCGACGACCGAGCCAAGGCTGTTGAACACACCTGCGGCTGCACCCATGCCACCCGAGAGGCCCGAGAGGAAACCACCCAGGGCAGTACCCAGCGTGCCGAACAGTCCCCCGAGGGACTTGACCAGCGGTAGAGCCTGCTGCATCACGGGAAGCATGCCGTTTACCAGGCCCTTGACCAGGTTGCCGACACCAGCCACCAGGGGCTGAATCATCGGGGCAGCAGCAGAGAACATCTTGCCCAACTGCGGGGCGATGCTGTCAAAGATGCCGGATAGCTGCTTGGCAGCGTTGGCGAGAGGCTTGACGAGAGGCTGCGCGAGCCCCTGCAACTGCTTAGTCACATGGTCCTTGAGGCCCGTAAAGGCGTCCTTGACCTGCTTACTCTCAGCCGCCACCTTCACGCCTAGGCCAACCACGGCCAGAGGTACAGCAGCGAGCGCACCAGCGGCACCAACGGCACCAACGCTCATCACGCCGAATGCCTTGCCGAGCCCACCCAGCACCTTGATACCAGCCTGCCCAGCGTTACGCAGACCGTTGCGCATCTGCGTTGCGGCAGTGCTTCCAAGGCTGCGCATGACCGTGCCGATACCGCCCAGCGCGTCACGCATACGCTGACCATTCGTCATCATGGCGTGCGTGGACGACAACACCCGACCATCGACACTGCGCCAGTTCCCGTCAGTGTCGCGCGTCATGCCCGATGTGGTCGCGCCAATGGATCGGATAGCAGCGTTGGCACGGCGCGCACCAGCCTGCACCCGGTCAGTGTCGATGCCAAGCTGAACTGTTAGTGATGCCAGCGTGGCCACCAGACACCCCCTTTCTGCCCGTAGTCACCTACGAACTTTCGTATGTGCGAACAGAGCCGCCCAGAGCCGTATTTGCCTTCAGAACGTCCTGCCAGATCTCTTGCGGTGTCTTTACGCGCTGGTACCAGACAGGCACAAAATCCTTGGCCTTGAGCTTTGCGCCGTTCGAGTTGGCCACCGTGGCAGCAATGATCGAAGCGCTAATGTCCGTACGCTGGTTCGCGTCGAGGGGGCCAGTCACCCGCTCGTACGCCATCCACTCAGTGAGTTCTCTGGACGACATACGAGCGAGCAACTCGGCCACGGGCATACCCAGATGGCCAGCAAGGCGAAAGTAAAACTGTCGCTCCGGACGGCCTACTAGTTTCCCGTCAGTTCCTCAACGTCGTCATCCGTCAGACCGGAGAGACGAGAGGCAACCTCGACCACGCGAGTAAGGGCCTGCGCACTCTTTTCACCGAGTCGCTTGACCTCGGCGTCAGAGCGAAACAGCCGCTTGCCGTTCTGGTCGACCAGGCAGAACGCAGCGAGACGCGCGCGATACTTGTCAAGGGCCTTGTCCTTGGCAACGGCAGACATGCTCTCGTTCATGAGAGACGCCTCAAACCGGTCCCGATCGGT